TTTAACCAGTTAGCTATTGAGGATTTTAATTCTGTATATGTTGTTAAAGCCATTAAATTCTACCAGATGCAGTTCTAAAGTAACGAAAATCGCTACTGTTAAGTTTAAGTTTTAAAATTTTTTTACGTTCTGTTGCAGGAATAGCAAACCAATTATTAGTTCCATTGTATTCTTTTGCCCAAACAGACAATACTAATGTTGGTATACTAGCTACTCGTTTTAGTTCTTTGGAATGAGAATAACCATCATTTAGGTTATAAAGTCTTTTATTCTTTTTAAGAATAGGATTAACGTCTTGTGTATTTTTAATAGTAATCTTACCATCAGATTCAATGTAATAAGATGTTCCGTCTTTTTCCTTATCTCTTAAGATACTCATTACTCAGTCAAATCAGAAACGTATAAGTTAACACTACCAATAACAGCTACTTTTTCACCTGGCGATACTTTGAAGTATTCTACATCATCAGCTGGAACATAAATACTAGAAGTCGTTGCAGTTGGATTAACTCCAAAAGCAATATGACAATCAGCATCAGCTACTATTCTAACGTATTCAATGTGAGCACCAAAGGCACTTGATTGAACAGATGATCCAGACGAGGTAACTTTTTGAGTTGTTTTTGGTACCATTGCAATATGCATTATTTTCTCCTTATTTTAAAACTTGATATATATATTTTCTTAAATTCTTTAGTCAATAATTATACTGGGGGAAGTAAATGTTTCTTCCCCCTAGTATTTAGTGATTACGCACTTGTAGTTAAGTCGAATACACCGCCTGAAGCAGCTTCATTTCTAGAGATCAAAGTCAATTCAACAAGTAATTGTCTTTTCTCAGCATCTCCAGTTTTTGCTAGTTCATGCATAGTGAAATCTCTTAAGAAACCTACAGACCAGTAGTCCATATCTAGAACTAAGGCATCTCTATCTCTAGAGAATCTGTTAGGTACTACTTCAAGATCACCGAAGTCAGAAGAATATACGTCAATAGAAGTATATAATGTTTTGTCTTCTGAAGCATCAAATCTAGTAGATCCACCTGTGAATCCAGAAATTTTTTGCTTATTGAATGGTCCCACCATTACTACTGAAGGGTTACCACCAGCGTTCCAAACATTTTTAATTACATCTTTCAACATGTCTTCTGTCATTGCTCTTTGAGTTCCGTCATTTCTAGCGTCAGAACCATTATTAGCAGTTGGAGAAGTTCCATCTGAAGTATTGAAGTTATCGTTTGTAGCAATCCAAGCACCGATAGATCCAAATTTTCTAGCAGTTGAAGAATCACCAGCAACTCTTGCTTGGTTAGTCAACAATGTAGATTCAATGTCTCTTTTTAGTTCTTTAGATTTTTTAGCTATTTGGTATGCAAGTTCACTTGCTCTACCAGCTTTATCTACAGACTCTTGTGTACCAGAAATAACAACAGTTTTGTCCATGATCTGTGTGTAGTTTCCGATTCTAGATGTAGCACTTGCTGCATCTAATGTTGCTTCATCACCTTCTATTACAGCGTTATTTGTAACAGCGGCTGCTAAAGCATCAGTTTGCCATTCGTGGAATGTGTTTTTTACTTGTTCTCTAGCAGCTGAACTCATAAATGGAGTTTCAGTTGGAGAGATCGAATAAATCACATCCTGTAAGTCTTCTCTAATACCTACGGCATCATAAGTATCAAATGTATTTGTTGGTTGTGCCATTTTATTTTCCCTTTATTTTGAGATTATTTCAAGAATAGCAGATTGAGCATCCTGGATTTTTCCAGATCGTTTCAATCTACCAAGTTTTTGTTTGACCACACCACGTTTAGAATCGTCTCCTTTAGAGATTCCAGATTTGATTACTTTAGGAGCAGCTACTACTTTTTTAGAAGCAACTGGCTTTTGTCCTTTAAAGTTACGATATTCCATTGCATCCTTAGCAACCATAAGAAACCTATGGTCAGCTAACATTCCAATTTCAGCATCAGTAAATCCATAATCAGCTAAAGTATTCTTTAACTGAGATTTAAATACAGGTGCTTTATTTGGATCTGCATATTCAGGAATTTTCGTAGCCGCTAATTTTCTTTGTTCATCAAGATAAGAGTTATATTGCTCTAGTCTAATTCTTTCAGATTGTTTCTTTAAGTTAGACAAATGCTCTTGTTGTTGCCTCATTTGGTAATCAACTCGAGCTGCTTGAGCAGGATCTTCTTCATATAATTTAGGAAGATCAACATTTCCTGATTGTTGACTGATATAAGTATTAGCACTATTAATCAAATCATCTAATTCCTTTAGACGTGATTGGTACGTTTGACTAAGACTTTGTTTTTGTTCTTCAAAAGATTTTTTCTCTTGAGACAATACGTGAGTCTTTTGTCTGTAATCGGAGTCTCTTGAATAACCTGCTTTAAGTTCATCCAGGCTGACCTCTAACTCTTGACCTTGTACTTTAACTCGGTGGAGTTGTGGTTTTGGACTTTCTTGAATTTCGGTTTCTTCAGTCTCTTTTGTTTTATTTTCAGAACTTACAGCTTCTTCAGTAACTTCCTCAGTCTCGGATTTGTTACTTTCTTCAGCAACGACAGGTTCTTCTTTAGTTGACTCAACTTTATTTTCTTCAACTTGAACTTGAGGTTGTTCTGATTGTTCTACTTTCTTTTCATTGTTTTCTGATTGTCCTTCTTTAGGATTCAGTAATCCAACTAATTTGTCAGCAGCACTTTGCATAGTTTTATCTACTTGCATATATTTTCCTTTTGGTTAATCGCTTCCTTAAGTGGATTGGCGAGAAGACTTCTAATTACTTAGTTAAGTCTTGTAGTTGATCTAACTCTTTTTGAGCTAGAGATCCTGAAGTCATAACTGACTCTAAATGACCTTTGATTTTTTCAATCATATTATAAGCCATCCAAAGTACTTGTCTTTGGTTATGATCAGAATATGAAGTATTAAATATCTCCTCTTGATAACGAGATTTGAGATAGTTAAATGCTTCCTTCATCAGGGGTTCGTCCAGCAGTAGCTGAGCCTTTTTCCCCTGCGAAATCTGTTTGTTTAGATCCTCTTTCATTGAAAAACTTTTGTTGACCTTTCATTATTTCTTTAAATATATCACCTGATTGTTTAACTTGCGTTTGTTCTACCATAGATTTGTTACGTAATTCAAGTTCATTAATCTTAGTGCCATATTTTAATTCCATTTCTTTTACTCTTAATTCGAAATCTAATAATGACTGTCGTAATTCTGATTCTAATTTCTTCATTTGAACTTGAGAACTTAGTACAGCTCTTTCGTTTTCACCTTGTACTTGAGCTAATGATACTTTTTCAAATTCAGTAGGAGCAGGTGGTGGTAATGGTGGCATTTGTGCAGCACCAACTTCTGGATCCATAAAGAATGGTTCAGCGTTACCTAATCCTGCGTTCTCAATTAATTTTTGTAATGTAGCGTAAATGTTTTTAAGATTAACTACTGGACCATAAACATTACCTTGCAATTGTATTGCTTGTAATTGTCTTTGTAATATTGAGTTTAATAATATTAATTGTTGTTCTTTTGATCCTGTACCTAATCCAACTTTAACAGATAAGTTAACTCTATCTCTCCATTCATAAGGAGTCATAGGAACAAACTCACCTCTAATTCTAACTAATTTTTCTTTTTGCTGATACTTGCAAAGTAATTCAAATATTTTAATTCCTAAATCTTTAACACCTGTTTCAGCAAATGTTCTAGCAATCAACTCCATTCTCATTTGAGATTGAGTTAATACTTGATTCATTCCAGTAGCAGTTTCTGTATTTAATGAATCTGATTGTAAACCTTGTGCAACTTTAGTAACTCCAGATCTAGATTCTCTAACTGCGTCTAAGTAAGCTAACAATCCAGAAGCTTGTTCTGTAATTGGTTGTGCAGTCATAACCTGCATTACGTTTGCGGTGGTTGTTTAGTTCTAACTATTCCGCCAGGTCTATTAGTTAATAAATCATCAATAGCAACTTGACCATCTTGTATTGCAATTCTATTATTATTAGTTAGATACATATTATCTAACATTTGTCTCATCACAGTAGATTTAATTAATTGTATGTCTTCAATCAATTCAGATACAGATCTTCCATAAAATCTATGAGGCATTATAATTGGAGTCATTGAAACAAAAGGAATTGAATCAATCTCTTGCATATCTAATATTTTATATGCACCTGTTCCTGCTAAACAAACTTTATATAATTCTGATTTGCCATCTTCATTGGCATCCATTCTTACATAACATTCGTGTATTAATACTTCATCAGAAGAATCATCACCTCTATCTTGTGGAGCTGAGAAATCAACTTCTTGGTATCTAACTTGTCTGTCTTCTAAATAATATTCTGAATCACCAGTAGGTAAGTTATAAACTACATCTTGATCATAACCCATTTCAACTAATTGAGTTCTTGTCATATAAGTTCTATGGCAAACAAAGTTTGCAGAATCTATAGACTTAGCTCTACGTTCAATTAAAAATTCTTCAGGTGGTACTGGTTCAATTTTAACTTGTCCATATGATTGAGTTTTATAAACTACTACATTATGAAATTTAACTTTATCAATTACTTTATTATTTTGATCTTTAAATTCTTCTTCGTATTCTTTGTGTTCACCAATAGAAATTTCTGGATCAGCAATTAATAAATTATATTCATCTTCAGTTAATTTATGATATTCTTCTCTTGTAGTTTTTTCAGAATCATCCCAATAAACTTTTAGTATTCCATTCTTTTGAATTAATGCATCTTTAAATGCAGTATACAAAGCAGTGAAACCTCTATTCTCTTTATAGAAAACGTGGTTAATATAATCACTTGCTTGTTTTGCAACTTTCTCATCTTCTGGTCCAACAGGTTCACAATGAAATACGTTATCACCTGCTGTAAATATTTTCATCAATGATGGCATTAATGATTCAACTGTATCAGATACATCTGTACTGATTACTTGTGATCTGCCTTCTTGTTCATTACCAAAAGGTTTACCTAAATAATATTCTAATGATTTTCTTCTACGAGAAACAATCTCACCACCAATGTAACCTGATGATGCTCTAATTTCACTATTTAATAATGCTAAAATTTCGTTATCTGTTTTCATACTATGTATTTATAATCTACGTTAATTGGTTTAGTCCATTCTGTAGTATCAATTGGGTCGTGTACGCATCCATATCTAAAGGAGTCAGCGGCATGTGAGCACCAATCGTGTAGTGGTTTATTTTTAAAGACTTGGTTTTTTTCATCCCATTGTTTTCTATATTGTCTTAAAGCATCTAAACCTAACTTGCACTTCTCTCTATCAAACCAACAATGAGGTAAAGTATTTCTTACTGCTTCAATTCCGTGATCTACTTCTAGCTTAGGTGCTATCTCAAAGTCAATACCAAGTTCTTGAGAAACTTCAAGTCTTGATTTACCAGTACCAAGCTCTCTTGCTTGAATATCGTGAGGAGCTATATGTCTTTCATATGCATAACCTTTTTCCTCTAATACGTCTGCATAATGCATTAATGATTCACCAGAATTTTCATAGTAATCTATGAGATGAATTTCTTCACCAATTCTTTGTGCAAACCAAATTGCAGTTGAATCACCTATACCTAAGTCCCACCAAGTTTCAACGCCTACGTTTTCATCTACAGGGACATTAGTAATTCTTTTTTCAC